CCGGCATGCCGGACCGGGTGAAGGCCGTCAGGGGCGGCACGTACCTGCAGGGCATCGACCCGGCCAAGACGCAGGACAGCGCGTGGTCCATCGTGCTGAAGGTCGTGGATAACGACGCGGACCCGGCCCGTCCCTTCCTCGTGGGAGTCTACGCTCAGGAGGCCATGGGCCAGAAGAGCACGGAGACGCTGGTTGGGCTGGCCGTCAACGGCTTCAACGGGTACGAGCGGGAGAGGCTCGGCTCGCACTGCTATACTGCCACTGACGCGACAGGCTTCGGTGGCAAGATGTTCCGAGAGGCACTTGACCTTGAAGTCCCGAACGTCACCAACGTCGAGTTCGGCGGGACGGTCCAGCGCAAGCGGAAGCTCCTTGGCGACCTACGCACACTCATCGACGAGGGTAGGCTCATCCTCCCCCACACAGGCATCTGGCTGAAGGTTCGCCGTCAGCTTCTCGGGTATAAGTTGGAGGACCGTGGTATCGAACAGGACGCAGTGATGGCCCTCGTATGCGCCGTCCACCTCCTTCGCATCACCCACACTTCCGACGCCGAGCCAGCCCCCTTCGACGTTGACGGGACCCACGTCTTCGAGCAGTCCAACTCCGTCCGCACCATGGCCCAGCAGCTTGCCCACGAGCGCCTGAAGGCGAGAACCCTCCGTGGCTGAGTACCTCGACGACGCTCGATACGCGAACATGACCCTCGGTCGCGGCATCAAGCACGCCGCCTCACCGGAGACGAAGGAACTCCTCATCCGCCTGAACGGGAAGGTCGAGTCCGTTCGCGAGGAGCACGAAGTCTTCCGCCAGTGGTGCGACCGCGCCGACAAGCTCTACTACCCGGCCACCATCAACGACCGAAGCGGCTCCGACCTTTGGCCCGAGCACGAGTCCGCGAACGTCAACGGCCGCCAGCACGTCTCGCTATCGCTGCCGACTCCGTACGTGGACATCCCCTCCGCGCTGCAGGCTGTCGAGCCCATTGAGAACATCCTCGCCACCGGCCAGAGCGACGAAGAGGTGGAGGCCGCCTCTGCCCTCGAACGCGTCTACGTCGCGTGGAAGAACGAGGGCGACTTCGACCTGAAGTGGCACAAGGCCATCGTGACCAAGTCGCTCTACGGCCGAACCGCCGCCCGCGTCTACTGGGACGCCGAGGCCAAGGCGCCCGTCGTCGAGGTCATCAACCAGCCCCGCCACCTGTTCCTCGGCTGGAAGACGGACAACTTCGACCAGCTCGAATGGGCCGCCTACCGCATGTACTACGACCCCGACTCCCTGACCGAGGAGTTCGGCGTCGAGGTCGTCCCCTTCAAGACCGACGACGGGTACACGCTGCCCTTCGTCCAGCAGAAGAGCTGGGACGACATCCCCGCACGTCCGGCCACCGCGCTGGGCCACACTCGCATCGAAGTGTGGGACTACTGGTACCGCCAGCCCGTCTGGAAGGGCCAGAAGTTCGTCCGCATGGACACGTACAACGTGGTCGTGGCGGGCAACGTCGTCGTCCGCGAGCCGACCAAGTACCCGGAGTACAAGGGCCGCCTGCCCTACGTGCCCCTCTTCAACACGTTCGTCCCCGGCGTCCCGAGCGGGCGCCCCGACCTGTTCGACATCGAGCCCCTCATCCGCGAGAAGATGGAGCGCATCACGAACGGCTCGCAGATGATTGCGAACGTCACTGGCGGCGACGCCTACCAGCTCACCGGCCCGGACGCTCCGCTGCGGGTGCCGCAGGGCCTGAAGCCCGTCAAGGGCGCCATCGTCGCCCCCGGCCCGGGTAACCGCATCGAGGTCATCCAGCCCTTCATCGCCCAGTTCCAGCTCGAACAGTTCCTGACCCGCCTCGACCGCGAGCTGGCTACCATCAGCGGCCTGAACGAGCTGCTCCTCGGCCTCGCCCCCGCGCAGGTCCTCTCGTCCTCGAAGGCCATCAACGCCCTCATCAGCAACTACGAGGCCCGCCTCTCCATCCGCCGGAAGCTCCTGTACAAGTGGCGCCGCGACGTGTGGAACCTCGCCCGCGACATCTTCGCCGAGAAGAACTCCGACGTGAAGGCCATCATCGGGCGTGGCGGCGGCTTCCTCGACATTCAGGACCCCAGTCTCAACCCGCGCGACGAGCTGGAAACGGCCACCCGGGCCATCAACCTCGTGAACGCCAAGCTCTGGTCGGTTCGCCGGGCCATGGACGCGGTCGGCGTTGACGACCCCGAGACTGAACTCGACTTCATCCGCGACGAGCGGACGGACGCGACACTCTTCCCGGCCGACGTGCAGGTCATGGCCCAGCTCCTCGGAGCGCTGCAGAGCCTCGGCATCGACGCGCCGCAGGGCGCTCAGGCCGCCGCCGGAGCACAGGCTGGCTCCGCGACCGAGGGCCTGCGACAGTCGCTTGGAGCCGCCACGCCCGACGGTATGGCTGGCGGACCCGGCCCGGGCGGAGCGCCCGAAGCCGAGGGCATCACGCCGCCCATCCCGGGTGCGAGCCCGAACGCCGGTGGAGAGCAGTCGCTCGTCAGCGCGCCGGACAACGCTCCAGTCATGCAGGGAATGGTGCAGGGTGGTGAGGCCAAGGGCCGCATCCTGACGAAACAAAAGCTGGGCCGCAGGTAGTGGCCCGGACCGGGCGGTTCGGTCGCTCCCCTCGTAGCGCACCCAGCCTGACCGCGACGCTTGTCGCCATCGCGAGGGAGTTCCAGAACCAGCGCGCCCAAAACATCATGGACGCGTGGCAGAAGGGCGGCATGTTCGAGGGCTCGAAGGCCACGGACGACAAGGTCCTGAAGTTCTGGAAGGACAAGGCGGCGGGCGTCTCGAAGGACGACCCCCTGTACGACACGTACAAGAACGCGCACACCCAGCTCGACTACACCATCAGCGAGTCCAAGATGACCGCGTGGTACGCGACCTCCCCCAAGGGCGGCGCGCAGGACCAGCGCATGGTCGCCTTCTACCTCAACTGGGCCAAGAAGGTCCCGAAGGACAGCGAGTTCTATCGCGTCCTGCAGCGCGATGCCGGTCAGTACATGCGCGTCCAGCGCTCCAACGGGCGGGCCGAAGCGAACCGGCGCAAGGAGGAGCGCTACCAGCAGCAGCAGGCCGACACGCAGAAGCAGATGGAGGCCCCGGCCGAGTACCTCGTCGAGACGCTGCGCCGACTGGCCCAGTCCGGCGTTGCCGCACTCGGTCTGCCTATGGCTATCGCCCAGCCCGGCTCGGGCTCCGACTTCACCGACTTCACGACCGAAGACCCGGACATCATGAACAACCTCATCGCGGCCATCACGTCCGAGGGCAAGACCATCAGCGGCACCCTCGTCATCACTGGCGACGGCGAGTTCAGGGGCTCCGACACTGTCCTGTATCACACGGACGACGGCCAGCCGGTCACCGGCAAGAGCATCCTGCAGCAGCTCGGCAAGCTCGACCCGAACTTCAAGCCGGGCGTGCCCTTCGACGCCGCCCTAGTCGTGGACTACCTGAAGACGGCCGGGCGTGGGCTGGACGAGCGCATCGCGCGAGCCAAGTCCACCGGCCACATGACGGACGTGAACAACCTCACGAAGAGCAAGTCGTATCTGAGCCTCATCAAGCGCACCGTGGGCTCCATGGACGTGCAGGACTCGTACATGGACCTGCGGGAGACCTACGACGCCGTCAAGAGGGACCGCACCGCCTCGCCGCAGGCCCTGATGAATGCGTGGACCGACTATTCGGGAGGGCTGATGGCCCTGTCCAAGGACCCGAGCATCGCGACCGACGACGCCTTCAGAGGCCGCATCATGGCCGAGGTCCTCGGCACCGCTGGCGTCCCGACCCTCAACGAGTCCTTCACCGGACTGGCGAACAGCCAGTTCAATCCGAGCGCTTCTACCGACGCGATGGAGAACTTCAACGCTATCGAGTTCGTCCGCGCGCAGATTGAGTCCGTCAAGTCGGGCGCGGCCCTCTGGACGCTCGGGGAACTCAACGACGCTGGCGTGTTCGTCCCCAAGGCGGGCGGCAAGATGATTGGCGCGGCGACGCAGGAGACCATCGCTGCCGGTGGCCTGAATGCGCAGACGGTCACCGTGGCCGACCCGCGTGGCGGCTCGCCCATCACCATGTCCGTGACGGCCATCCCCATCTACGCGACCGCGAAGGACCCACTCACGGGCAAGCCCCTGTCCACGAACGGCAATATCCAGCCCATCGGCTACGCGTACGACTTCCCCGGCAAGGCGACGCAGTACGCCTACACGACGAGGGACGGCCCTATCTTCACCTCCGACCCGCTGTCCGGAGACAAGCCGATGACGGCCAGCAGCAAGGGCGGGAACCACCTCGAAGTTGACTACAGCGACGAGGTCGCCGCCCATCTCGGCTTCGCCGACAAGGACCCAGTGACCGGCATGTGGACCAAGGTTCCCGACCTGTCCGCTGACGCCAACCTGCCGGTCGGCATTCAGGTCCGGGCCTCCACCGATATCGACCCCAAGACCAACGCCTACAAGCCATCGGCCATCTCGTTCGACCCGCAGGACTTCGCGTGGAGGAGCGGCACACGTGGCGCGCTCGGGGCGCCGGACCCCATCACGGACTTCGGCAGCCTGACCCTGTCCACCCTGATGGCCGACTCGGAGGGGCAGGCCATCCTGAACGACCTCGACAAGCACCCGGCATTCCGCCAGACCATGGAGGACGACGCCTATCGCGGCGCCGGGTTCGACCGCGACTTCAAGACCGGCGCTTGGGTGCCCGGTGCGAACGCCGACCAGACCAAGCTGAACAAGGACCTCGGCCAGCAGAACATCGCGGCCCATGCGAAGAGCCTCATGGGCTTCATCTCGGAGGCGGCCGGTCTGTTCCAGCGCACGGTCACGGGCTCGCCCGCAGGGAAGTCTGACTCGACGACCAGCTTCCCCGACCTGCGCCCGCTCGCCACGGACCTCGTGAAGGGCACTCCGTTCGAGGCGCTGGGCAATGCCTTCTTCCCGAAGACGAGCAGCATCAGGCCGCTGGCGGACGCCAAGGACACTCGGTTTACAATCAAGCCTGTGAAGAGCATCAAGGTGGCGATGCCGGACGTGAAGACGACAGTTGCCCTCCTCGGGCAGCAGCCGACCGGCACGACATACCAGCCCCCGGCCCTGCCGAACTCGCAGTCCGGCATGACCGCGCCGACCTCATCGCAGTCCGGCATGACCTCGCCGACCGGCAGCACTGGCGGCAGCGGCAGCGGCGGCATGGGTCCGAAGGCCGTATGAGCGCATGGAGCGAGCGCTTCAAGGCATCGCCAGCACTCTCCGGGCCCACTGACGGCCGCCAGTTCTCGGACACGGGTTCCGGCGTGCCAACCGGGGGCGTCTCTCCCCCCACGTGGTCTCCGACCCCGTCAGGTGCGCCCCAGCCGCCGCCTCCAGCCACCGACCCGAACGCCACCGTCGGGACGGTCAACATCAACCTGTTGGACCCCATCGCCACGGTCGAGTCGGACCCCATCAGCACCATCATGAACGGCCTGCGTCAGGCCACCATCGGGAGCGGCGACGAGGGTCCGGCCGCAGAGGCCACCCGCCGCGCAAGCCTGCTCGCGCAGGCGGGCCCGCTCGCCGCTCTGGAGGGTCCGCTCGGCCTCATCGCGGATGGACTCGGTGGCGCAGGCGAGGTCATCGGCGGAGCAGCAGCCGCCGTCGGCGGACTCGTCGAGCGCCTGCCGTCCGTAACAACGGCCTCGCTCTTGGAGGAGCAATACGCCGCCGCCGTGGCCGAGGCGTCCAAGACGGCGAACGGACAGGCCCTTCTGGCTGACACGCAGGCCGCAATCGACCGCGAGCACGGCCTGTTCGGAACGGGCATCCTCGACGACGACCTCCATATGAAGAACCTCTTCGTCCGCGCTTGGGCGAAGGAGGCGGCCTACTCCGACCCGACCCTGAACCCGGGGGCCTTCACGGCCCCGGGCTCGCTGTCCGACCAAGTCCAGCTCTTCATCGACGTCTTCGAGTCGAGCCCGCGCATCATCTCGAAGCACTGGGCGCAGCTCGACGACCTCTCGCCCGGCAAGGGCACGGACCGCATTGACTACATCACGGAGGTCGGCGACGGGGACGCCGCCTACGCCGAGGACAAGGGCCTGCTCGGGACGGGCCTGCTGGCTGGCGACCCGACCACGGGTCTGAATACGACGGAGCAGCTCGTCTACGAGAAGATGAAGAGTGGCGACTGGACCCGTGACCAAGCGGCCGACTTCCTCGCGAACACGGGTCAGGCGTACGACCACGGGGCCATCGGGAACCTGCTCGGCGAGGTCCTGCTGGACCCCATCAACATCGCTACTCTCGGCGCGGCGGGTGCCGCCAAGCTGGGCAGCACGGGCTCCCGCATCGTCAAGCTGGCTGCGACGACCAACGCCACGCTCGTGAGGGTCGGCAAGACGTACGAGGCGGCCGAGATTGCGGTCAAGGCCGCCCGCGTCGGCGGCGTCGGAGCAGAGAACCTGTCCACCGCCCGCAAGGCCCTGAAGGTCGCGGAGGCCGACGTGCTGACCGCCCAGCGGGCCGTCGATGCCGCGAAGCAGTACCACTCCACGGGCACCGGCATCAAGCGCCTCAACGTGGTGGCCCGAGCGGCCGAGGGCAGCGAGGCAGTTGCCAGCATGTTCAAGCCATTCGGCAGGGCGTACGGCGCGCTCGAAGGGACGAGCCTCGGCAAGGCCTCTAAGGTCGCGCGGACCATCATCGACCCGTTTCACGCCCTCGACCTGAGCATGCCGGGTTCGGCCCGCATGGCGGACATCTACTCCGACAGCGTCATGCGCAACGTGGCCGACACGCTCGGCGTCCACCACTACAAGGGCATTCTCAACGAGACTCTCCGACAGGACCCCACGGGCGGTATGACCACCCGGTTCACCGAGGCTATCGGCGTCGCCGTGGCGAACCATGCCCGGAACGGCGTCATCGACATGTTCCGCCGCAATCAAATCGCCGGGAAGCTAGGGGAGGAGCTGATGGCGAAGCTGCCGGGGGACCCCGACCTGTTCGATGCCGCCGTCCAGTCCACCAAGCACCGCGACTTGGAGAAGTGGCTGCGACTGAACACGGTCAAGCACGTCCTTCAGCAGCAGTGGTCGGCGGTTGACCACGCGACGCTCGCTCGTCAGCTCTCGCACGCCTTCAACACGCTCACCGAGGAGGAGTGGGTCGAGCTACTGCCCAAGCTCTCGAAGGAACAGAAGTCATTCTACAAGCTGGCCGTCTACGGAGAGGCCAACAAGAAACTCATCAAGCTGACGGATGGCCTGTCGGCAGAGGCCGTGGCGAAGTTCTCCGTCCACCCGAGCCGCATCATCCTCGTCGCCAAGGGCACCCTGACGCGCATCGGCGGCGAGTCCCTGCTCACGAAGCTGACCGCCATGAAGAGCACCAAGCAGCGCGCCCGCCTCATTGCCGAATGGCAGGAGAAGTACCAGAGCCTGCGCTACATCGCCATCGACCCGAAGGACCTCGGAAGGTCCGTTGACCGCTTCATCATGACCCTCGAAGAGGACCTGCCTCGACTGCCGATGCAGTTGAAGAACTCCGAGCTGAAGGCGCTCGGCAAGGAGGGCGAGGACCTGCGCTCCGTCGCAGGTGAGTACAGCCTCGGCTTCGCGCCGGAGGACCACTTCAAGTGGGGCCTGTCGCGCGACAACGGGACCGGCCTGTACTCACCATCCGGCCCGGCGTGGGTGGACCACGTCGCCGATAGCGCTCGCGCCTACAGGCCAGCCAACTACCTGCGCACGAATATCATGGGACACCCCCTGCCGAACCTGTATGGCGTGCGGGCCGTGACCAAGATGGTTGACCACATGGACTCGGCCGCCCGCATCATGAAGCTGCAGGTCAGCTCCGCAATGGTGACTGAAACCGCCCGCGCCCGGTTCGCCATGCTGGCGACCGAGGAGTTCGGCGACCGTGGCGTGACCGAGGTGGTGGCGAACTCGTGGTTCGAGCGCCTGACTGAGTACACCCGAGCGCATCAGGGCTACAGCGGCCCGAGGGGCATGGGCAAGGGCGACCTGTACGATGAGCTACTGAAGGGCGACCTCATCCCCCGCGCCGCCCTGTCCGGGGACAACGCGCTGTCCCCGGAAGACATCCTCTACACCGTGCTGCGCGCCTATGATGGCGACATTCGCTACATCGGGCTGACGCAGAAGCTGTCCGGCCGCCTGAAGACGATGCTCTCCCTTGGCGGGACGAACAACTTCGCGGGCCAGCTCGCCGAGCACGCATGGCCCACGATGAAGTTCCGGTACAACCCGCTCTTCCAGCATCAGGAGAAGCTGGAGCCCATCTTCCTCGGCATCGGCCGGGGCGTGGATGTAGCGACCAGCACGACCATGAACGAGGGCGACCGCCTGACCGCCCGCCTGCTCGACACCATGACCTCCCACAGCCTCGTCCGGTACTCTGACTCCATCGAGGCGTTCGAGTACAGCCCGGCGGCTCTATGGAGTTCCACTACGAGGCGACTGTCCCGCACCCCGGGCACGCAACTGAATGTTCTGCGCCGCGTCGGACACGCGCTTGGTGACGTGCAGGGCATGAAGCGACTGAACATGCTGCGCACCATGCGCAAGGGGCTCGGGCAGGAGCTGAGGAAGTCGTGGGACGAGGTCAGGCCCGGAGACTACCAGCGCATGAAGGAGGCCGCAGAGGCCCGCTTCGGGCGACTTCTGAACGACGACGACTTCGCCCTCCAGATGGTGTCCGAGAATGCGTACGCGAACGACATCTTCGTCAGCAAGGTCATGGACAACGTCGGGAAGTTCGGCCCCAAGGTCAACTTCGCGAACACCGTAAAGGGCGCTGCCTACTACATCCCGACCGACATGGGAGAGCTGCGCTCGCTCGACCTCGACCATATGGCCGAGAGCCTGCGCATCGTTCGGGCGGACGGCAGCATCGTCGAGAACCTAGCCGACCTGCGTCAGGCGCTCGTGACCGAGCCCGGCGTCATGGACAAGGTGGAGGCCAGCCTGAAGCAACTGGGCGCCAACCCCGACTACATCCGGCGCACCCGGAACGCCCTGAACTTCTCGTGGAACGGCTTCTGGGGGCAGGCGGCCCAGCGCTTCAGCCTCACCGGCGAAGAGTCCCGCGCCCTGCAGCGCATGATGGCCGAGGCCGCCAAGCTGCGAGACGTGACTCCCGTCGAGTTCATGTCCCAGATATTCAGCCCGAGCCTCATCGACGGCACCGAGGGCGTCCTCGGACACATCGAGGGTACCGTCCGCCTGCTCCGCGAGGCCCGCGCCGCTGGCCGCCGAGTCAAGCCCCTCGAAGCCAAGTTCGCCGAGACGCGGACCCAGCTCGCTGGCAAGGAGGGGACCAGCACCCGCGAGGACCTCGTTCGCCAGCTAGCCCGCACCTTCAGCGCGCACCTCGACCCGAGCGCCAAGCGAGCCCTGCTGAAGGAGTTCCATCCCGAGCTGGTCAAGGCCGTCAACGACGGGGACCTGAAGTTCGACCTCGGCGAACTCGACCGGATGTGGAACGAGGTCGGCGATGAGGCCCTCGCCGACCGCATCCTCGGGTACATGGACGGCAAGGCGCCGTCCCACCCGTTCGACGACTTGGACGTCACCAGCGGCTCGGCCTTCGCTCGCGATGCCTCCACCCGCTACATGCGCGACATGGGCGTCGAGCCGCTCGGCGGGCGCCCGCACTTCAGGCACGACGCCGACATGGACGCCCACTACGAGGAGGGGGCCGCGCACTTCCGCGACCTGCCCGACATCGAGTACGAGAAGACGGGCCGCATCCCGAACGCGGGCGGCCTGAAGAAGGCGGGCCCGGACCTGAAGCCCCAGCCCGCTGGCGTGGACAATGCGACCTACCGGTCCTACCAGTCCTTCATGGTGGACACCAGCAACCAGTACGACTACATGACCAGAGCCAAGGACAAGGGCGGCATGGGCATCAAGGTCACGGTCACGCGAACGGACCCGTACACGGCCGACGCAGCGGGCCGGGCCGCCATGGTCAAGGACTTGGAGGCCGGGCGCCTGAAGGTCTTCGGCGGCGCCTCTGACCACCCCCTGATGACGAACGAGCAGAACGTCATGTTCCGAGCCGTCCATGACGTCTTCGGGCATGCGGCCGAGGGCTTTGAGTTCGGGCCGCGCGGCGAGCTGAACGCCGCCGCCAAGCACGCCCGGATGTTCTCGAACGAGGGCCGACCGGCGATGCTCACCGAGACGCACGGCCATACGTCCTACGTCAACTACAGCGACGACATCTATCAGCCGACCGACACCTTTGTCCCCAAGGAGCTGGACGCCGACTACCCGGCCGACGACTTCGAGGCCCGCTTCCCGTTCGCCATGCCCGAGCGGCAGCAGGCCGCGTACGACGCCGGGTCCGCGTCGCCTGACCCCGACGTCCCCTTCGACGATGGCAATGGCAAAATCCAGCTCTCGGGCACGGACTACCTCGGCCGCGAGCAGTACATGGTGTACGAGTACACTCGCCGAGTCGGACAGAACATCCGCGACCTGCCGGTCGAGATGCAGGCCGCCATCCTGCAGCCTCTCGCCGACCTGTTCGACGAATTCCCGGGCATGCGCGTTCACCACATTGACGTCGTGGACTTCGAGGCGCCCTTCAACTTTGCCAACGAGGGCGTCGATGACATCATCGGATTGGGCCAGACCAAGCACAAGGACGCAATCGCCCTGACGTGGGGCGCGGACGACGACGAGTCCGTCATCCTGTTCAACTTGCGTCACTACGACCAGAGCGCGGACTGGGCCGCGAAGGAGGCCAGCAACCAGTTCACGCGCTCGTGGAGCCACTTCCTGCAGACGGACCCGGCAACCGGCCTCCAGACCGGGATGCCGCGCCGGTCGAACGTCGGCACGCCCCATAACGCGGGCACTATCGACATCGCTCAGGTCAGCCGCCATGAGGGCTTCCATGCGTACGACATCTCGCGACGCCCGCGCAATGCCTCCAACGAGCAGGTCGCGCGCTCTGCCGCCGACGAGCCCTACCACGAGATGATGGTTCGCTTTGAGTCCTCCGCCGGGCGCCTCGACCTGTCCGAGTACGGGATGACGAACAGTCAGGAGTTCGCGGCCGAGCTGGGCTCCTTCGCAAGCAACCCGGAACTCGTGGTCGCCGACATCGCGAGCGACGAGCTGCGCGAGATTGTCGAGGAGTGGCAGCAGTTCATGCGCGACAGCGGCGAGTGGGTCCCGAAGGCCGCCTCCGCCCCGAACCCGATGGCGGGCAAGACCATCCGAGAGGTCAACGCCATCAAGCGCGGCACGGTCTACGCCCCCCAGAAGGCGGGCCTCCTGCCCCAGCCCTACATTAACGAGTTCGTGGACCGCTTCGTCGGCCGCAGCAAGCACGTCGAGTCGAACCCCGACGTCTCCCGCGCCGCTCGGATGTTCGGGAAGTGGAGCGAGGCCGTGGTCAACAACGGCCTGCTGCGCGGCGAGGACAGCATCTTCGGCCCGCTCCTGAAGGAGATTGGCGGCCTCCCCACCGGCGGTGCCGTGCCCTACAACTTCACCGAGGCGCAGGTCGCGAACCTCGCGATGTCCTCCATCGCCCGCAAGTTCGACGATGCCCACCGCCTGCAATACTTCGCTCAGGAGCGCACCTTCTTGGAGCGCTCCATCAACCACCCCATGTTCGGCATGTACCCGGCCTCCTACATGTTCGGCAAAGTCCTTCCGGAGCTGGCCCTGTTCCTCGCCGCCCGCCCGTTCGGGCACCGGACCGGCGGCCTCCTGTACAGCCTCCTCGACGTGCAGGCATCCATCGCGCTCCGTCGCGAGTTCGACCCGGAGTTCGACGCGCACATCGAGGAGATGGGCCGCTCGCAGGTCCTGTCGCTGTTGAGCTACTTCATCCCCGGCTTGCCGTGGGACCTGTCCGCTGGCGCCCCGCCCGCGCTGCGGAAGCTCGCCGAGCAGGGCATCGCGAATGAGAAGAAGGCGAAGACCGACCCGGAGAACCTGAAGAACATCGGCCTCTTGGACCCGGCAGTGGCCTCCCTGAAGAAGCTCTCGCCCCTGACGTCCACTGGGCTACCATGGGCCGGTAGGGCTGGCGAGGAGGCATTCGGCACCCCGACGCCCAAGCAGGAACTGAAGGACGAACAGGACCACAACAGGCTGGTGCGCGCCAGTGAGTTGAAGCCGACCATGCAGCGCGTGATGCAGGAGTTGCAGGAAGCGCTGCGTTAGCAGCCCGTCGAAGCAGCCCCTTGAAGCAAGGTGGTACACTTACCCCAATGGCAGACGAAACCGAAGACACCACGTCAGCGCCCGTAGAGGCCCCAGCAGCGGAAGCTGCGGCGGCCCCGCAGACGCCCGACGAGCTGGCATCGCTGAAGAGCCGAAACTCAGGACTGAACGCTAAGGTCACCGAACTGCAGAAGCAGTTGGCTGACGAGCGAACGGGCCGAACCGCAGCCGAACAGGCCGCAGCAGGCAAGGCAGGGACCGACGACGTGCTGAACAAGCGCATCGCCGAACTCGAAGCCAAGCTCTCTGACGGCGAGAAGGCAGCGGCGCTCGCCGCGAAGGGCGCCAAGTACCCCGAGGCATACTCGGAACTGGGCGAAGACATCGCGACCATGTCGAGCGAGAAGCTCGCCGCCTTGGAGGCCCGACTCACGTCGGCTAAGGACTCAGGCGAAACGGAGACGGAGACGCCCCGGCCGGTTGGCAACAACCCGCAGCGGACGACCGCCACCAAGAACTACGAGGACATGACCTCGGCAGAACTGCAGGCGCACATCAAAACGCTCCCGCGAGAAGCCTTCGGTCTGGCCCCGCGCCAGTAACGTCAACCACTCGGGCCCCGGCCCGATATCTGAAAGGTTTAGAACACCATGACCGTCACGCTCACCAGCACCTCCAACTTCGACAAGTTCGTTCAGGTCCTCATCCGCAAGGAGCTGGAGCAGGAGCTTCTCCCGACGCTTCCGCACCTGCAGGACACGGGCGCCTTCGTCAAGGCGACCTTCGTCAAGGGCAGCAATAGCACCATGCGCTTCCTGCGCATCCCCCACCTCACCGTCACCACGAACAGCGGTACGGTCGCGGCCGGTACCGCCCCGTGGCTGACTGAAGGTGTTGCGCCCACTGCGCAGGCACTGACCTTCGGCTACGAAGAGTTCACGGCCTATCAGGCCGGGCAGCGCGTCGAGCTGTCTGACCTCGCACTGGACGAGAACCCGCAGGACCTCATGGCCGCTGCCTCTGTCCGCGTCGCGCGGCAGGCCGCTGCGACCATCGACGAGTACGTCGGCCGCATCCTCGCTGGCGGGACGAACGCCGTCTTCGCCGGTTCGGGCAACACCGTCCGCACGGACGTCGGGAGCACGGACACCCTCACGGGCACGCTCGTGCGACGCGTCGCGCAGGGCCTGAAGCTCGACTCGGTCCCCATGTTCGGGGACGGCACCTACCACGCTCTGGTCAGCCCCGCAGTCGTCTTCGACTTCGAGGAGGACGAGTCCATGGGTGGCTGGAAGGCCATCGGGACCTACTCGTCCCCGGGGAACATCCTCGCCGGTGAGCTGGGCAAGTACGGTGGCGTTCGCTTCCAAGAGTCCGCCAACGCTCGGTCCTTCGCGGCCGGTGGGGCTGGCTCGGCCGACATCTACTCGACCATCGTCTTCGGACCGGACTTCTTCGCCTTCGGCGACTGGGGCAACATCACGACGCACTACGTTGCGCCGGGTGGGCACGGCGACGAGCTGGCGCAGGTCGCGTCCATTGGGTGGAAGTGCCGCATCGGCGCCATGCTCATCGACGAGGCCGGTCCCCGGTACATCCGCATCGAGTCCGGCGCTTCGAGCATCTAGCTCCTAGCCTCGGAAGCCCCCCTGCCTTGAACGGCAGGGGGGCTATACTATTGCAGTGGACACGACTCGCGATATCACCTACCGCGCCTACCTACTGAACGACGCCGATATCCAGTCCGGCATCGTCGGCGGAGGCGCCTCGGGCAGCGGCATCAGCGGCTGCGTGGTGGACACCTTCGACTTCACGGACGTGGACGTCGTGCAGTGGCTGGAGAAGCGCTCTCAGGCCGACGGCTCCGACGCTGGCGATGCCTTCCTCGGCCCGCGCCGTGTCCGCGTCGCGGGAACCCTGTACGCTACGACTCGTCTGACCCTGTTCGACGAGTTGCTATCGCTCCGGGCCGCGCTAAACCCCGTGCTCGCACAGCGCGAAGAGCCGCTCGACAAGGGCTACCGCCCCCTCTACTTCAGCGTCCCGACGAACCGGGCCGACGACTATGCGTCCGGCGCTATCGACCTGATGGTCAAGGCCATCCCGCGCGGAGTCCAGCACGTCACGCAGCGGGACTCGCTCGGTGGCGAGGACAACGAGGCCCTCGCCATCCCATGGCAGGCGACCTTCATCTGCAAGGACCCGGGCATCTACGCGCAGGCACCAGTGGACGTCGAGTTCGAGCCGTACCCGGCCCTAGCCACCTCCGCCACCATCAACGCGGCCACGAACCTAGTCACCAAGGCGACCCACGGCCTCGTCGCCAACGACCGGGTGACCTTCAGCTCCCTGACCGGCGGCACCGGGCTCACCCTCGGTGTGGCCTACTACGTCATCGCCACCGGGCTGACCGCCTCCGCCTTCGCCGTCAGCCTGACCCTCGCTGGCTCGGCCGTGGACGTAACCGTCAACTACACGGACGCGAGCTACGTCAAGAGCGTCACGTTCGCGGGCACGTGGAGCAATCGGGGAACGTACCTCGGCAAGTTCAACGGCCTGTTCATCGTGGGCGCCGGGGCCGGTACCATCAGCGCCACTGTCGGCGACAGCGTCTTCACCATCACCGTCCCGGCCTCGACCGTCAATCGGACCATCCGCGTCAAGGACGACAAGGTCCTGACCTTCGAGGAGTCCAGCGTCGAGGCCCCGCAGATGTCCCGCATCGCCTTCACCGGCGACGCGACATGGCCTCTCATCGACCCGGGCGACACGTCTTACAGCATCACGTTCCACGGCATGGCTGGACTTGGGGCGGGCGGCCACATGTGGTTCTACGAACAGTACGCATAGTCTGTACAGCATCCCGCAGTGCTGTCCACAGTATGGGCCCTGCTACAATCAGAGATACGGGCGACCGCCCGCCACTGGCCTGAGCATCAGGTCTGAACAGGAGAAGCCACCATGGCAGGAACCGTCACAGCCACCACCTCATCCCGCAAGGGGCGCGGCACCATCCGCGTTGACGTTGACCTTCTGGTCACGTCGTCCACCACCATCGCTGCCGCGTCCATCGGCTCGTTCTTCGGCCGCATCGTCGGGGTCATCATCGACCCGGTCGCTGGCGCCGGGACGACCATGGACACCGCCGCCGACATCCTCCTCACGGACGCTGCCAGCGGTGCGTCCATCGTTGCCGACCTGAGCGTCGGCGGCGCTGCGGCCCTGTACCGTCCGACGCAGGTCATCGCGACGAACGCGGGCGTCGCCGTCACCGCTGCCGCCACGGCAACGGACGTCAACCGCGACATCTTCGTCGCGGGCAAGCTGAATGTCGCCGTCGCGAACGCCGTCAACGGCGACTCGGCCCGGCTGACGCTCTTCATCGAAGAGGCGGCTTAGTCATGGCAGGAACCGTCATCGCGGCGGCGCCTACCAAGCATCGCCAGCGCGGGGTCGTTCGCATCAGCGTGGCCCTCGCCACGACCGCAACGGCCGACGGGGGCGACATCCCCGCCGCCGTCATCGGAGCGGCGTTCGGTAGGCTGGTCGGCGTGTTCTACGACGGGGGCTGCGACGCCTCGGCCGTCATCACGCTGTCGGACACCAAGTCCGGAGCCCCCATCGTCACCTTCACGACGGGCACGGAGGGGACTGCGGTCGCCTTCCGCCCGACGCAGGTCATCGTGACCAACGATGGCTCGGCCGTCACCGCTGCGGTGGACGCGACGAACGTCAACCGCGACATCGTCGTCGGCGGGAAGCTCTCGCTGACCGTTGCGAACATGGGAGAGAGCGAAGCTGGCAACATCGCCTTCGTCTTCGACGAGAAGGGCCTCGGCCTCGGCAGCAACGTCGGCAACACCGTCTAGTCAACAGGGGCCGTCCTCCGGGCGGCCCCGATAGCCAGTACAGAGGAGCCGTGTGAGCACCACTTTCGGAGCGCTGAAGACCCGAGTCGCGACAGTCCTACAGGACCCGAACGCTCGCACGTTCACCGCAGGGCTCGTCAGCGAACTCATCACCTCGGCCCTCATCGAGGTCGGGCGCATCGCCCCCGAGCAGTTCACCGAGGACCTGACCCCGGTCGCGAACCAGTCCACGTACGCCGTTCGCTCCGCCGCCTTCAGCGCGGTCGCCGTGCCGGAGATTGAGGTCATGCGCGTCGAGGTCTGGGACGCCAGCCTGTCTCCCGAGGTGTTCGTCTCCCGCATCCCGCCAGCCTCGCGAGAGTACGGCATGGCTGGAGACTCCGGATGGTACGTGTGGGGCGGGGAGCTGACCCTCCCATCTCGCATCGTCAAGGGCCTCACGGACTACGTGTCCCTGTACGTCATCCGGCTGTGGGGATACAGCCCGTACGTCATGCCCGCAGTGGACGCCGACGTCATCAGCATCAGCAGCGAGGTCGAGCAGGCCGTCATCTGGTACTGCCGACTCGAAGCCATCGACCTCCTCCTCGCCAGCCGGGACCTGTTCACCCAGTGGCAGACGCGCTCAGGCAACACGGACATGAGCCCGGCCGCGCTCATGAACCAGCGCAGCATCGCCGAGCAGGCGTGGTCGCGCCGGTCGAGGGCAATCTCCCGCCTCCGCTCTGAGGTCTAGGTCGTGTCGCAGACGCTCGTATGGGCGGCGAACCTAGCCACCACGGTCCGCAGGCATCGAACCACCGGGGCCACGGCGGGCAGCGGCCAGTCCAAGCGCCTATACGTCGGCAGGTACGGCTCGTACGACTACGATGCCTTCGTCAAGTTCGCCCTGAGCTGGACGGACGTCGGCAAGATTGTCAGCGCCGTCCTCACCATCTACACGGACGACGGCCTCGGCGTCATGCCGAGCACGACGACCGAGTCGCCGAACTCCTACGTCCGGCGCCTGACCGCCGCCTTCGTCGAGGGGGATGCGCCCGACGGCGAATGGCAGTCGGACGACTACACGAACCCGGCCAAGACCACGTCCGACCAGAAGTACCGCGCCCCCATCACGCGCGAGGAGCTGGGCCTCAACCAGATTGACATTACGGCCATCGTCGAGGACTGGGCGCCGAGCACGGTCAAGCGCCGCAACGGCACGGCGGGAGGCAAGGCGACGCACTATGGCCTAGTGTTCAACGGCACGACCGAGACGAGCCACAACATCGGCTTCGCCTCGGATAAGTGGACCGACGCCCAGTACCGGCCAGTCATCACCCTGACGTACGAGTACGGCCCGACCGTGCCGGATGCTCCGACGAACGTCACGCCGACCGGCTCCGTCGCCGCGCTCGTTGACTTTCAGGGTGACTTCGTGGACAGCAAGCGCCCGACCGACCGGCTCGCGTCCAGCACGG